GTGCTGCCCCCGCTTCCCCCTCAGGCACCCGCATGAGGTCGTGTGACCGTTCTGGAGGTATACCCTCCCGACGACCTTCTCCCCTCCGCAGTCGCACCGGCACTTCCAGTACGACTGCCCGTTCTCATATCTGTCGAACTCCATGACGGTGAGATTCCCGAACCTCTTTCCCGTCAAATCGAACTCCCTGCTCATCCTTCCTTGAATCTGAAAAACTTCCTCAATGCGGGAAGGTTCACTTCCGAGGTCACCTTGAAATTCAGTAGCGCCTTGAAGATGTTCATCCGCTTCTCGTAGGGGAGACCCTCCGAAACGGAAAGGAAGATGATGACAATGTCAAGCACTTCGCATGCGAGGGCATGGAACTCCGCGTCACGCTGGGCGATGTATTCTTCGCCCGCCCTGGTCACTACCTGGTCGAACGATTTGTCGAAGGCGGTCTCAAGATTGAAGATCATCGCCTGACAGTTACGCCTCGCCGCGTTGAGGGCCTGCTTCTTCCTTTGCATCAGGGTGCCCTTCTCCCCTATGGCGTCAAGGGCGTCGGAGAGGCGGTATGCGGCTATCTCCGCCCCGTAGACCATGTTCATCACCGCCGCTATGACCACGTTCGCCTCCAGCGAAAGGTCGGTCCTGTCGTCACTGATTAGTTTCATCTCACCTCCACATGGTCATAATCAATCAGCGCGACTATGTACTTTCCTTCCGTCCGCGTCTCGGAAGCGGGTTTTTCCTTGACCTCACGTCGGATTATCTCTCCGGTCCAGCGGTCGAAGCCCCTGCGGGAGAGGGTCTTCACGCCCATGTTCTTGGGGCCGTGGTTCCAGTACGTGTATGTCCTCTTGGTGCCGTCGTCCGGCTTATAGTAAGCCCTTGCGGTCACCGGCACGGGGATGCCCCCCACCTTCAGCAGATCCCCCGACATGACGGGCGACCCGTCCGGGTATGATATCCCCATCGTCACTTTCTCTTTCTTCGGCATTCTTCAGCGTATTTTATCAGTTCATCCTGCGCCTTGTAGAGCTGCCCCATCAGAGGGACGAACTCAAGCATCTCCCTTTCCGTCATATTGTCCAGCTTGGCCGTGAGCGTGGCGCAATCATTGGCCAGAGCGTAAGCCTCGGAGGTTGCCCATTGATCCATCGCACTCATCATATCATCCCCGATTCGTTGAACATGGTGTAAGTGGAGTTGGGATGGAGCATCACTCCCCTGTCCGGAACCCCCTTGCGGTTCTTCCGGATGTACATCGCGAGACCGGTGCCACTGCGGTCCAGCATGAGTACCGCGTCTGCGTCCTGTTCGATTGATCCGGAGTCGCGGAGATCGCTCAGTTGCGGAGCCCTCTTCTCCTTCACGCTGTCCCTGTTGAGCTGTGCGAGGAGCACTATCGGGATACCGACCTTGCGGGCGGTGGACTTCAGGGCTCCGGTGATCTTCCCCAGCTTCTGCGCGAGGTTCTCGCGGTCGTCCCCGTTCCTGATGAATCCGAGGTAGTCTATGTATGCGGCTGAGCATTTGCCCCGCGACGCGTTGAGGGTTATCGAAGAGGCGATGCCTTCCAGGGACATGGTCCGGTCGTCAATCCTGAGCGGGAGATCCGCGAAGACGGAACGGCCCGTCTCGAACTGGCTCCAGTCCACCTTGCCCGACGCCATCGTGTAAGGATCTACGCGCTCGGTGGAGAGCATGTACCGCTCCGCGAGTTCGAGTTCCGACATTTCCAGGGAGTAGATCATCACCGGCTTTCCGGCTCTCGCGGCCGAGACCGCCATCTGCAGCATCACCGCGGTCTTCCCGACCGATGGTCTCGCGCTCAGGATGATGAGCTGCCCCGGTGCCATTCCTCCCGTCAGTTCGGAGTCAAGGACGGGGAATCCGGTGGTCACCTGGTTGCCTCCTCCGTTCGCCTTCTCTTCGAGCGTCGTGGCGAGATTGTCTATCGCCTCGGTGATCGTCACCCCGTCGCTGATGCTCGCCTCCTCCGATATGCTCTCGGTCGCGCTTGTCAAGGCCGCTACCATTCCGGGGACGGTGGAGGTGGGAGATGCCGCGAGCTTCAGCATGGCACATGCCGCCTGATAGAGCCTGCGTCTCGTGGCGAGTACCTTCAGGGTCTCGGCATGGGAGACGGCTTCGATGGTCGCGTTCTGGTACATCATCATCTTGACCGCCACGTCGGAGGCCACCGACGGGTCGAGCTTGGCGCAGAAGGTCACCGCGTCGATGTGGTCGCCCTTCCTGTGCATGTCAAGGAGAATTCCCCATGCCTCGGCCCAGTACGGATCAGCGAAAGCTCCGCTTCCGAGGATGGAAGAGATCTCGTCGATGGTGGACTCGTTCGCTGCCGCCAGGGCCACGACGTCCTTCTCGAGTTCGAGGTCAGCGGGGACGGGAATCTCTTCGAGACTTAATTTCACTTCACGGCTCATAGCTTGCCCTCCTCACGCATTCTGAAATAGTCCTCGGTGGATATCACCTTCGGAGCCGGACTTTTCTCGTCACTGAGCCATTCGGCTTTGAAGCCGCGCCAAGAATTGGCGGCTGCGTATGCGACGCATTCCTCCGGAGTCTTGCCGGATTTCTCTATCTCGGAGACCAGAGTCTTGAAGGCTGTCAGCGTGTTCGAGGCCTTGAGTTTCTTCCGGACCGTCATCCAGTCGGTTGCCGTCTGATCCGTTACGCCTATTTCCAGCAAGGCGCCATAGAAATCGAAAGCGTCAGCGTTTTTTATATCTTTTATATTTAAATTTATATTATTATTAGTAACCGTGGTATTTTGCAACGGTAGTGTGGTATTTTGCAACGGTAGTGTGGTATTTTGCAACGGTAGTGTGGTATTTTGCAACACTACCCGATAGTGCGTGAATGCCTTCCCCTTGCCGGAGTCATTGTATTCGATGAGCCCTTTTTTCTTCAGGGTGCGAAGGTATCTGCATACCGTGGACTTGTCCTTCCCGACCCACTCTTCGAGGAATGCGCGATTCCCCACAAACGAGCTCTTCCCGTCGCATGAGAACTGCCAGATGATCGCATATATCATCGTCTCTTCGAGACTGAGCCCGAGATTCATCATCCATCCCTGGATGGTTACGTATAAGTTATCCTTGACCATAAAATGAGCGCACTTGCAATCTCTCGCAATGTTTACTATCTTTGCGGCAACTTGTTCAAACTATGCCCGCTGGTTCCCTGCCGCTCTTATGGGGTCAGCGGGTTTTCCTATCCGAACCACCGTCCTCCGGACCGTCTCTTCCTGTGCGGTGGCATCCCTCCTCCTAAAAAGGGAGGTCTTCCCCGTCTTCAGCCTGTTTAGCGTTCGGTCTTGCCGGAGGGTCTTCCCGTTTCGTCTCCGCACCTATCTTGTCCACGGTCTTGACCCTGACGCTGTAGTGCCATGCTTCGGTCTTCTCGGAGTACCATGCGGTCACCCTGTAGGTGAGCTCCACCATGTCACCCATCTTGATCCCCTGCTTCTTCATGTATCCGGCTTCCTCTTCGGAGATATCTCCGCAGAAGTCATCCGTGTACCTGCCCTCGTCGATGTCTATCTTGACGGTACAGCTTCCTCCGGACCGCCCGTTCTTCGCGGTCCAGGTTCTCATCGGGGATACCCATGTGAGCTTCCCCCTCACTTTCATGTCTTCCATACTATGCCAATTTTTTGATGTAATACGCTTTGAATGATTTGCCCGACTTCGGAGCCGTCTCCCACTCGCTCGCCACCACTTCGTCCGTCCCTTCGAGCATCTTCTTGATTTCCGCTATCCTCGCACCGAGGCGGTAGCACCCGAACTTCCGGGCCGCTTCGAGCTGGGTGATCCTGTTCCCCTCCCTCATGTGAAGGAGGATCTTCTGCTTTTGGGAGGTCGTGCTCCCTGTGTTGACATTCGGTATCATATCTTGAGTTGTTTGAGTTTTCAGGAAATCCCTCCGGCTGCTTGCTTCCGGAGGGAAGACGTGTACTAAACCATAAACAGTCGACGCTTCACAGCGGTTGGCGGGGAGTGGAGGAATCGAACCTCCGGGCGCTTCAATACCAACGAAATCTTCATTTAACTGCGCCCCCGAGCCCACGGGTCCCCTGTACCGGCGGGGACCGGAGGCCCCGCCTACAAAGTAGGCTAAGGCTCCGCCTTAGAATGCCGAGACCGCCCTCACGCAGCACGTGAAGTACTTGAAGTTGCCGTACACGTACCCCGCCGTGAAGTTGACGCCCCAAGCGTAGGTCTCCGAGCCCTCCGAAGAGGACCAGTAGTAGCCACATAACTCGCGTGCGCCGTGTTCCTTCATGAGGGCGTTTATCTCGTCCCTGAAGTACAGGATGATGTACCACTCATCCTTCGTGGGGATGGTTCCCTTGGCCCTCTTAGCCGCAGCTAATGCTTCCTTCCATGTCATCCCGTCAGGGGCCAACTCCTCCTTCCCGAGAACTTTTCCTATAATGGGGATGTATACCCCTCTCCCTTCAACCCATACGGGTTTGATCTCCTTGAGTAATTCTTGTCTTTCCATATCGTTGTCTTTCGTTATCGTACTCTTATAATGCTTGCCCTCTCGGACTTCCCGTGGTGGATGCGCATGAAGATGCGCTCCTGGTTGTATGTCTTCGCCAGAAGGCGGATTTCCCGTTCATCCAATTTCGGGCAGTCGATGTGGCAGAACTCCATGGCGTCGCCCTGCCTGTCCCCGAAGTTCCTGAGCGGTGTCCACCGCCCGTAGCCTCTCCCGTCGTCCAGATATGCGCTCACGACATATCCGTCCGGTGTGTTCTCCACCTGCGTCATCATAGCGGCCTGCTTTGATACTCGCCTTCGATGGGCGTGAACCTTAGGATGGGGCCGTTGTCCCCGATATGGACGAACACGCACCCGCCGAACCGGACGAACGTGTCCCAGTTCACTCCCCTCACGTCGCCACCCTTCGGATAACCGGCTGCCATCGCCGCGAGCTTTGATGAGAGGTCGTTGATGTCTTCCGTGTAGAAGATGTGGTTGTCGTACTTCCTGGCTACGGAGAAGAGGTCGCTCTGCCACTTCTTCCAGGAGGATTTGGCGAGGCCGCAATCGAGCATGAAGCGGTAGTTGAAAATCACCTTGTCGTCCATGGCTACGCCTCCTTTTCTTCTTTCCCGAATCCTCTTCCGAGGTCATACGCGATGTATGCGAAGCAGAAGCACAACAGGGCCGCTCCCCCGTCGGATCTGAACGCGCTGGCGATTGCGAGGACCGCCATGAGTAGTGCCGCCACATAGGCGAGAAGGGTTTCACCCCTTGAGAAAAACTTGTTCATGATATCTGGTTTTTGGTGTTTCATTTTAGCGCCCCGAGTTGAAAGATCATTGCAGAGTTGAAAGATCATCGTATATATGCCGTGACGGGGCGCTGTCGCATCACTGCGAGATCCGCTCGAATACTACCCTCCCGACCTCCTTGGTCCTGTCTTCGAGGATATCCACCGCGGTCCCTCTGATGAAGGCTATCACTATCTCTCCCGTCCTCGGGGCGGGCCCGTAGATCCTCAGCCGGACCGGAGTGGTCCTCTTCGACGAAGCCCGTGCCTTGAGAGCTTGGGCCTCGCCCTGGGCGACCATCGTCTGGATCTGCCCCATGTTCCACCCTTCCCTGTTGGCAAGCGACATCTTCTTCTTCGCGAACCACGTCCGGAGGTGGCGTGTCACCAACGTGGGCGACGGTACCGAAATGCGGGTTATGGTAAATTCTTCCATCTTGCTTTCTTTTAAAAACCCGGAGGAGCTCCCACCCGTCCGGGGCAGTCAAAACGAACTTCCAAATATGGCTTACTTGGTCTCTCTCATTACCTTGTCAAGGTCCGATTTCATCACTCCTTTCCTCTTCCCCCTCGTCACTGTCCTGACGAGATTCCTGTACCGCCACTCCCTGAGGGTCCTCGGAGCGCAACCGCAATAGTCGACGGCTTCAGCGAAGGTGAAGAACTCGTCTTCCCTCAGCTCGGCGAGGACCTGTTCCAGGAGATCACCTATGCGGTGGAGGTGCTCATCCGTAGTCATCGTGTATGGACATTGAGGACGACTTTGAGATTGTCGTAATCCGTCCGGAAGGAGAACTTGACGGGGAGCGCCTTTTCCCTGTTCATCTGATAGCCTGTGGTCACCAGTGTCTTCACATCCTGGGCGGACTCGCACTGGATTTCCTTCTCGGGTTCGCCGATCGGGATGGATGACAGGGCCGCCCGCCACTTGTGTTCTAAAAGGTACTTGTCGAACATTAGTTATTCCGATTTATTGTTTTTAAAACCGGAGGGCGTATCTTTGCGGTAGGTAACTTGCGACATTTGACCCATTTCCGCTTTGACGGTACTCCCGTCCGGTGGATTAGTTATGTGCAAAGATATAGAATTTTCTGAGAAATAAAGAATTTTTATAGAATTTTTCGAGAAATTTATGAGAATAATAGACCGTTTTGACAAATACATGTCATTCCGCCACCTTAACGATAACAGGGTGACGTTGCAGCTCGGGTTGTCGAATGGGACCATCGGGAAGTCCAGATCCCAGGGAAGAGATTTGTCCGCCAAAGTAGTGGAACTTATTTTATCAACCTATAAGGACCTGAGTAGGGATTGGTTAATTTCGGGCGAAGGCGACATGCTGACCACCGGAGAACCGGAAGTAGACGAAATGATCACGATCCCAAAGGGCGCCTTCAATAAGTTGACGGAAACATTACACTCCCAACAGAGGGAGATCTCCCGCCTCATCGGAATGCTGGATCAAACCAAACAGAATGTCGGATAGTAAAGTTTATACCAAGATACGAAGATAAATAAATCAGATAATTATGGAAAAGGAGAAAAGTATTTTCAATGGCAAGTCCGTCACACTTGCCATTATCATTACCTTCGGGCTATTTTTCGGGATGAAGAAGTGCGCCAATGACGCAATGAGGTACGATTCCCAGATAAAGGACTACGAATACCGGAGAACCCAATACATGCACAAGGTGTATATGCTCTCCGTAGAGGACACTGCGGAGATCTACGATACTAATGGGGCTCTCCTCGGGGTTTCCGTCACCGGGTCGTTCTGCTACGACCGTCCCTATGACTTCGTCATCAGGAACGACTATGAACGCATAAGGCGCGGCGTCTACTATTTCCAGGACGGGGAACTGGTTACCTCTCACAACTGGTGGTCTACCGATTCCACACTACGGGAGAAGGCCATCCAAGAATTGCGGGAGCGGAAAGGATCTATTTGAAGAAGTCGGCCTTCGCCAGCAGATCTGCGCCTTCTTCCCTCGACACCTTGATGTACTTGAGGAAGGTGGCGTCGTCCTTGTGCCCGGTGAGGAACCGGCATATCCTGATGGGCACGCCTTCCAGGTAAAGGTTGGTCGCTCCGGATCTGCGGGCGGTATGGGTGGAGATGAGCTCCCACTTCTCGTGGGTGGAGATGACGGTCTTCCCTCCCTTCGTGATTCGGGTCTGCACCTTGGAAGTGAATCCGGCCTTCTTGCAGATGTCCTTCAGGGCGCGGTTTATCGCCTGCTCGGTGAGTGCGGGGGCCTTGCCTCCCCACCGCCGGAGGATCTTCATCACCCTGGGCGCACAGGGCATCACCACTTCGCCTCCCGTCTTCGGCTGGATGAAGCGGATCTTCCCGCCCGAGATGTTGTCCAGCGAGAGCCTCGAGTAGTTCTGGTACCTTGCCGCCGTGTAGTAGCCGAGGAAGAACAGGTCACGCGCTTTCCTCTCGGTCTCGTCCGTCAGATCCAACTCCCAAAGGTCCTCCATCTCGCCCCTGTCCAGGTAGACGGTGTCGGACGTCTCGTACCGTCTCGGGAATGACTTGTACGCGGTGTTCGTGTGGTACCCGCGGATCTCGCCCTCATGCATCACGGTCCTCACCTTGGAGGTGATGGTGGAGATGTAATTGAGGGAGTATCCCGCCTTCTTCATGAGCGCGTCGAGCCGGAAGTGCCAGTCCCCGTCAATCTCTTCCCAGTCGTCCTTCTTCCCCATGAACGAGGAAGCGACCCTGTAGGCGTTGGCCCTCCATTTTTTGGAAGGGCATTCCCTTTCCGCGAACTCCCGGAAGTATTCCCAGAAGGTCGGACGGGCGGTGGGAACCACGGCCACCCCTCCGCCGAGGCCGTAGGTCATGGCCTCCTCGACTTCCTGGAAGGACATCAGCGGCTTTTCCCGCTGGAGCAGCCTGTTCTCTATGGCGGTCAGTTCTTCTGAGACCGCGAGATCCTTGAATCTTGTGCGGACCGTTTTCCCTTTCGGGTTGTAAAATTTCGTGTTGACGCTTATGCCGGTGGCCTTCCGCCAGATCTTCCCCCTGTGGCTGACCACGAGGCGGACGGGCGAAGTCTCCCTTTCGGGATGTGTGAGCTGGAAAGAGTGTGTCATGATTGTCGCAAGTTTCGGCAAATATAGAAAATATTTTGCCTCCGTGGAGGCAAGAATGGAGGCAAAAATATTGCCGGAAAAGCGGCAAAAAGCGGCAAAAAGCGGCAACGGAGGCAAAGAAAAACGCCCTTCCAGGGCTTGGAAAGGCGTTTCAAGGGTTCGTAGTGGGGTTTTCGAGTGTGCCCGGGGCCGGGCTACGTTTTCGTGCCTCTGAGCGGTCTGAGAGGCCGATGGAGGCAAGGATGGAGGCAAAATTCAAAAAATACTACTCCCTCCGAAATGCAACCACCTCCATAATAAAAAATGCCCCTACCTTCCCAGGCGGGGGCATTGGGGCCGCGGCAACAGCCAAACCAAATAACCACATGAAAAGAAACGGAAACTACCCGATCAGAAAAATGCCGCGACCCATTTCAGAATCTTCCATATCTCCTTCCTCCACCCCACGACGGCGAGCGCGACGACCGCCCAAAATCCCCTCAGACGGACTTTCTCCCACCAGGCGAAGTCTCTCTCCACTTCCTTCTCCACCGTACGAATCTGGGCCGATTCCTGCGCCGTGGCGACGATCCGCGTCACCTTGGGCAGCTGCACGCCCCACTCCCGTCTCCTGTTCTCGAGCCGGTGGTGCAGCCCGAGGGAATCCGCCCACGCCCACGACTCCGCCAGCGAGGTCTCCAGGTGCGAGGTGTCGGTAGGCGCCACCACTTCGCGGATGACCTCCACAGGAAGGGGCACGTAGACGGTGGTGTCCCTGACGATGACGGAGTCCCTGTAGACAGTCTCGGTCCGGAGCTCCGTGATGACCTTCGGCTGGCACCCGACCAGCAGAAGGCAAACGGCAACAAAATGCAACCCTTTCATGGCGAAGAAAAGCCCGTCCCCTCCTTGCACCCGTCCGGCAGGATCGGGAGGGGTTGCGGACTATGCGAGGATCAGTATCATGAGGACCAGCCCGGCGAACATCCCGAGGAAGTCCCACACCACATCATAGGGCTCAAACTCCCCGCCGTTGCGCTCGTCCATCCACTCCTTGGCGAAGCCGAGGCAGATGACGATGAGCGGGGCTGCTATGAGCGAATGGTTGCCCGCCCCGAGGATGTGCAGGGCGGCTGCGATGAACTGCGTCAGGATGAGGCTGACGATGAAATGCAGGTAGCGGTCCTTGCCGAAGCGGGCGAGGAACTCCTGCACCTTTGCGATGAACTTGTACATGGCTTTATTTTATTGTGATGAAGATGTGTCCGCCCCTGTCGTGGGCCTCCTTCATCAGTTTGTAGAGTTTCTCGAAATACGCCCTCGACTGGAGGACCCGCCCCTTGGCGAGGTTGCGCCCCACGAGTATGCACCCGAGTGTGTCCTCCGGGCCGTTGCCTGGATGGATCAATACGCCCTCGAAGCCGGGGACGTCCCTGAGCCGGGGCATGTAGCCCCTGGTGAGCTTCCTGTAGTACGCCACCTGCGAATACTTCGGCGAGATGACGTCCATGTCCACCTTGTAGCGCCCTTTCGGGATGGCGGTCTCCCCGTAGATCTTCTTCGACTTGATGGTATCCGGTGAATCATATATCCACAATCCCCTGTCGGTGTCCTCGAGGGTGTTGCAGAGCCACTCCCCGTCCACGGAGAGGTTGCCTATCGTGTACGTGGCCTTGGGCCACTTCCTTTCGACTACGATTTCCATATCTATGATTTCTTGATGAACCTTCCCGTCTTGGGGTCTCTCACCCTCTTGTCCTTAATGATGACTTCGGCTTCAGCCGCCTCCATCGTCACCCCGACCTTCTCGGCTCCGGCCTTCGCCACCCAGCGGTAGAGGTCGGACCACGACACCTCGATGCCCTTCGTCTCGAGGTAGTTTCCCACGATGCTGGCGAGCTCGTTGCCGTAGACCAGCCCGAGGACCGTCCACTCCAGCCACTCCATCTCGAACGAGAGGGCGAGGGTGGAGGCGAGTATCAGCCAGCAGATGTACGAAAAGAACTTGGTGGTGGACCGCCTTACCGCCGTGGAGAGCCGGACCTTCTCGCCCCTGTGCTTGGCCGCCCTCACCCCGTAGAGGAGGTCGAGGACCAAAAGGACGAAGCCGGGGACGGCATAGGGAACCATCCGGAGGACGGCCTCACGGAAAAAGGCGAAGGCCACGGTGGCCACGCTCCCCTGCAATACGAGTGCTCCTTCTTCCTGCATGGCCTATCCCTCCATCAGCGGCTCGAGTGAAACTATGCCCTCCATGCTCCCCTTCAGGGCGTCAGCCGCTATGGACGCGATTTCTGGGAGGGAGAAGCGGTAGGGCAGGATGACGGGGACCTCTTCAGAGAGGTACTCTGAGGTGACGGCGTTGAACTCCCTCAGGACGTCCCCAACCTCGGCCTCGAGCTCACGGGCGAGCCTCCGGTCCCCCGACCTCTGAGCGATGGAGAGGGCGTTGACCTTGTCCTGCTTTTCCCCTATGATGTCCTTCCGGTAGCCGCTGAGGTCGGAGGCGATGTCCCTCGCCAGCCTCGAGATGACCACCTTGTCGTGGATCAGTTTCACCCTCAAATCTCGGTCGGTGATTCCCGACGGGACCATCTGCCCGAGGGTGATGTCGAGGTCCCTTATCTCCTGTCTTGTCATATGCTACGGATGTGTTATTGTCGTGTCGAGGTAAGTCACCTCGGTGTTGCCTGTGAGGACGTCGGTGACGGTCGCGGCTATCGTGGCGTAGACCGTCTGCCCCGGAAGCCATGCGATGTTGGCGAAGTCGCTCCATTCGAAGGACGGGGCGACGTAGGCGTGCTCGGAAGAGACTCCGGAAGGGTACGATATCGGGTCTGAGGCCGCCGAGTCCAGTTGGGTACGGCGCTCGGAGTCGCTGAAGAGCGAGACGGTGAGGGTGAGGGTGAGAGAGCGGTCGCTGTCGTCGTCGAACGTTCCGCTGAAGCCGAAGCCGGTGGAGGTGTACGCAGGCTGCGAGAGACTGAAGAGCGGGATGCCCAGGGCGTTCGCCTTGAGCCTCGCCGTCAGTCCGCACGAGTCCGGAACCCCGCAGAACCAAGCGGCCCACAGGCGCTCGGAGTCGTTGGCGGGATACTCTATCCACTGGTTGATGCGGTAGTCCGGGTCGCCCGCTATGAGGGTCGGCACTCCCCCTATCGTCGAGTTGCAGTAGACCAGCGCCACGCTCATCGTACACTGCGTGTTGAGCGGGAACTTTTCATTATCGCTCGGGACGTTGAGTTTCCACAGGCTGTTGGAGTCCGCCCCCGAGAGCGGGGTGGGGGTCAGCCCCGTCCCCGACTGCGAGGCGGGGTACAGGCAGTGGAGGTACGACTCCCCCGCGTTGTTCGTGATGAGGACCACCGGGTAGCAGTCCAGCGGGTCGTACTCGATGATGTTGTTCACCAGGAAGTCGCGGATGGAGAGCATCTCCTCCCGTTCCGCCGCGGAGTGCGGGTCGTAGACTATCTCCGCCTGGAAGGAGGAATCCCCGTCGGGCTGGCCCACCACGATGATGTCGGCATGGTCGCCGAAGAGGATGATGCCGCCCTGGAGGTCGCAGTGAGCGTCGGAGCGGTAGCCGTAGGTGGTCTTGAGCGCGTCGACCGGATGCACCCAGTCGTCAATGCGCCAGGTCTGCCCCCTCGAGTCGAGGGTCGCCACGTCGGGATGGGAGTAGCCGTCGGCGCCTTCGTAGGCGAAGGTCTGGCCGTGGATGTCGGCGATGGCGAACTCCTGCCCCACTCCGCCCCTCACCCCGTAGACGAGGCCATCGTCGTAGACGATCTGCTTCCTTCCGGCGGTGCGCCTCATGTCGTCGGCTGCGGAGGTGTCCGAAGGGTGCGACAGGAGAGGCTCCGAAGAGCGGAGCGGCTTCCACTTCGCCCATTTGTTGACGAGGCCGTTCCGGACCGCCCAGCGGATCAGTCCGCCGAGGTCGGTGTACCCCTCACCCGCGGACAGGCCGAGGGCGAGACGGATGTCGTCAATGGAGACGGGCGCCGTGAGGCGGTGCGTGGCGGAGTTCCAGGGCATGGCTCTATCCGAATATGGGTTCGAGTGTGGCGAGGTCCCTGCCGGTGATCTCGGTGCCCACGGAGGTGAGGGCCTCGACGAGCTCCGTCATGTCGAAGGGCTCGAACTTGACCTTGGACTCGGTATTCATGAGTGCCTTGACCCTCTCGGCGAATTTCTCGTCGAGCGCCTTCTCTTCGGCGAAATCGGAGTCTATCTCCTTGCGGAGGGAGTCCCTGTCCTCCACGCTGCGGGCGTTCTGGAGCGCCATCATCTTCATGGAGTACTTGTCCATCCTCTTCTCCTTCCCCTTGAAGACTTCCTTGCCGATGTCGTCGCGCTTGCCGTTGACGGCCTTGATCTCCTTCAGGAGGGCCATGTGGAACGATGCGATGCGGTTGCGGAGCTGCCTGTCCGCGATTTTCGTGAGGCTCACCCTCTGGAAGAAGGTGAAAACGGGTGCCATTTCCTGGTTTGTCATTGCTCTTGCGTTTTTAAGGTTCAACTTAACAATAATAAAATTATGTTAACGTACAAATATAGGCATTAGTCGCCGATTTCCAGCGCTCTTTGCGCTATGGTCTTCGCCTCCTTGCGCCATGCCTGCATCTGGTCGAACTCGGCTTTCGCTGTGGTGTCGTCCGGATCTGCGAGGTAGTTGTTGACGGTCGCCTGCATGACGTCATCGGGATAGCGGGAGGTGACCAGTTCGTTGACGATGCCGCCGTAGGTGAAGCGACCGGGAGGGATGAGTATGGAATCGTAGGTGAACCCTCCCTCCACCTCGGTGACGTGGAAGTTTATGATGTGCCTCATCTGGCGCGATGAGGAGAACTCCACCTCGATTTCCTCGGGGCGGAACGCTGAAAACTTAGACTCTATCATGGTTTGCGAATTTTCTTCTGATGCGGAAGGTGTTGAGGTGCGCCGTCCCGCACCAATCGGAGAGTATCTCCAGTTCCCTGTATATCTGTGCAAATCTCGGGTTTCTCATTACCGTCTCGCTTTTGAAAGTGTACTATTTTTTTTTAATCAACGGCGGGGACCGGAGGCCCCGCCTACAAAGTAGGCTAAGGCTCCGCCTTAGAATGCCGAGACCGCCCTCACGTACTTCGGGTCGCACTTGTCGATGCTGCCCACGTACCCCGCCGTGAAGTTGACGCCCCAAGCGTAGGTCTCCGAGCCCTCCGAAGAGGACCAGTAGTTGCTGGCGATAAACCTCGTGAACGTGTTGGCCGCGACAGGTCCGGAGAAGATCGCATACTCCCCTCCGTTGTAGCCCTTGGAGTGGTACCAGTAGATGCGGCAGAGCTCTCCGAAGGACGGGAGCCACCACTTGTGCGCCCTGAACTTGTCGGAGAGGGTCTCCCTCGTCGTGACGGTGGGTTCGTAGGCATAACAGGCGGACACCGCGGGAAAGTAGAACTGGTCCCACTGGGTCGGGTTGGTCTCGCCCTCCGTGGTCGCGTGCGCGATGGCGGCAGCCATGAGGGTGATGAGCCTCTCCGACTCGGTCTCGGTCGACGTCGCTCCGGGGATCTCCGCCCAGTCCAGCTGCGACAGGATTCGGTCCCTGTGGTTGATGAGCTGGTAGGTATACATCTGGCCCCAGTTGATGGAGTCCCCCGCGTGGGCGTAGTCCCCGATGTCGGCTATGACCGTGGTAAGGCCGATGGTCTCTCCGGCGGTTCCCGTAGCCAGCACGCGGAATCCGTCGTCGGTGGACGCGTCGCGATAGGTGGCGTCGGAGATGTATCCGGCGGTACCTCCTTCCGGAGTCGCCACGATGCCGGAAGAGCTCCTCTCGGCTACGGGCGTGTTGTACCACGAATATGAGGAGTCGATGGAGTCCACGAGGCCGTCGATGGACTGCGAAGGATATCTGGAGTTCGAGAAGAGGCCCCACTTGAGGGCGGTTCCCGATGACTGGTTCCCGACGCAGTTCTTCGTGGCGACGCAGAGGCGGTTCGACCCTTCGACGAGGAAGCAGACGCCCACCACCGTCCTCGTGTTGTCGTAGGTGTCGTTCCAGGAGCCGTCGGCGTAGACGTAGTCGCCCACGTAGGCGGAGCGCTGGTACATCCTCACGGTCTTGGTGGCGGTAACGATCGTGCCGTCGGTCTTCGTGATGGAGCAGTAGACGGTGACCGTCGGACCGCTTCCGATGGAGTCCTCGGTTCCGACGGAGGTGACCGTCATCCGTCCGGTGGCGGAGTCTATGGTGCAGTAGGTGTTGGCCGAGACGCTCCACGTGATGGACGTGAAGTCGTTGCCGAAGCCTATGACCGTACCTCCGGAGGTGGCGGGGTTGACGGAGTACTGGTAGGTGCCCGTCGCCGCTATTCCGGTGGTGCCGTCAATGTAGGCGTTCACGATGGGATAGGCGTCGTAGTTCACGCGGAGGGCGTTGGAGGCGCTGTCCACCTGCCCCCACCTTTCGAGCATAGCCTTCTTCATGGCGAAGGTGACGGCCTGCGACCCACCCGCCACGGTGATGTCTCCGGAGAGGTTGGCCGAGGCGACGTAGGACCCGCCCGAAGGGGTGATTCCGGAAAGGACGGACATCACTCCGGAGGTGCAGGCATCCCAGCTTATGCCGTCGATGTAGACCCTCGTCAGCGGTGCGCTCGCGCTGATGGCGGTGGACACCACCGAGTACGAATCGATGGGAGTGCCCACTATGGTGACGGACGAGAGGTTCGCGGTATCCTGTATGCTGAACGACGAGAGGTTGGTCAGCCCGTTCAGCGCGAGGGTACGGAGAGAAGGCCCGAGGACCACCGTCTCGAGCGTGGGGGTGGACGGGAAGGTCACTCCGGTGAGCGAGGTCGTGCCGTAGCCGTAGAAGGCGGTGAGGCCCGTGTTCGCGGTGAGGTCGAGCGTTCCGGAGAGCGCGGTGCAGTTCGTGATGTCGAGTTCCTCGAGGGCCGTGCAGTTCGCCACGGAGAGGGAACCGAGCTGGCCGTTGGCGTAGGTGAGGTCGGTATGGCAGCCGAGCCTCAGGGAGCGGAGGCGCTTCGCGGCGGTGAGGGTTATCTCGGAAGTCGTGCCGAACCTGTACAGGTCACCCATGTCGACGATGAGGTCGCCGTTGAAGAGGTACATGATCTGGTCGCTGACGGTCGTGTTCAGCGGGTTCGGTATGGTGATGCCGTTCTCGAGGTCGAGGCAGCGGTAGCGCTTGGTCGTGTTGTAGGATTGTGCTCCGGCTCCGAGGGAGACGTACATCTCGGTGTAGGGGATGACCGTGAGGTCGCTGCCCGCGGAGTTCACGACCCTCCAGCGGATGAGGTTCTCGTTCGTCCCGACCGCGTACTTGGACATGCGGTAACGGAAGCCGTAGTACATCCAGTTGCGCCGCTGGGCCTTCTTGTCCCCGAGTCCGGAGGCTATCCAGTTGATGTAGGCGAGCCCCCCGTGGTACTGGCGGGATGACCAGTTGAACAGGCTCTCGCTCCATGCGGACTGGTAGCTCTCGAACCACTCGATGACCTTGTCGTAGCTGAAGCCGGTGGCCTCGGCGTTCGTGTAGAGCGAGTTCCACATCGCCTGGATGCGGTCGCGGAAGACGTCTCTGATGTTGATCCATATGGAGCCGTACTGACCGTTCATTACGGGGGAGTAGTCGGGGTCGTCCGTCGGGATCTCCGAGAAGGTGCCGCTCACCACGCCGTTCGAGTCCACGATGGGAGCGCAGTGGAATACTCCCCTGAGCAGGTAGTCGTAATCCTCGATGTAGTGCGGGAAGGTGAGGGCTCCGGAGTTGTTGATTCCGCCTCCGGAATCCGCGTCACGGACCATCACACCCCAGTGGGTGCCGTCCATCGTGTAGATGCCGAGGTTCTTCGAGCCGGAGTCTATCATCCAGAAGACCTCCCTCCAGATGTAGTAGCAGATCCACGAGTCGAGCAGGATGTAGTCCGCGTACTCGGTCTTGAACTTGGCCTTGCGGTAGGTGGCGTTGTCGTAGGTGTGGACGATGCCGTCCACGTCGGTGTACGGGGCCGCGAGGGCGTTTCCGGTGGCGCATGACTGGTTGACGCTCACGAGCCAGTTGTGGAGACGGAGCATGTCGGCGGTCTCGATGGTCGCCTGCCCGAGGTCGCTGACGGAAGGGCAGTCACCGAAGTCCGCGTCGGCGGTGACGGGAGAGTCCTTCGGGTAGAGGGCCTCGTAGTACTGGAAGATGTCGTTGGAGATGGTGTCCCCGTCGGCATGGGGAGCGGTGAAGGAGACTTCCCAGAGGACGTTGTTGTCACGGATCTCCCAGTGCTGGGCGTGGCTTTCCTCCCAAGTATACGGGGAGACGAATCCCCTGTGCTTCTCGTCGGTCTTGTAGTTGATGAAGTCGTACTGCCCGATGGGGATGTTCGACGAGCCGTCGTAGCGGAAGAGGTACATCGGCAGGGCGAAGAGGCTCTGCCTGTAGATGGACGTGCCGTAGGTCTTCTGCGAGAGCGACAGGACATCCGGATAGTAGGAGCCGATGCCGGCGGTCATCTTCGTCCAGATCATCGAGAAGATGGCGTTGTTCGCCATTTCGGATGAGGCGTAGTTTTTCTTCAGCGTGTAGTTCTTCACCGCGGGCTCACCTGCATAGAGGGAGTACTTGGCATAATAGCTCCCGCCGATCTCGAACGGGTTGTCGGTGACGTCGTAGGTGGCGCGGATGTCGTAGTTGCGGAACGGCGGCGGGTACGACAGGGAGGACGTGCCCTGACACCTCCACTGCATGTAGGCGCAGCTGAAGGACGGGGCGTCCGCTGTGCGGTCGGAAGGGTTCTGCGGATTGTCGAAGGTGATTCCGTCGCCCGCTATCCACGACTTGTCCAAAGGGGTGACGTCGTCCGATATCCTCATGACGGGGAGGTTCGGCAGGGCCGTGCGGAGCTTCGAGAAGCTCACGTTCAGGGCCGAGTCGAAGACGTCGTTGCGCTGCATGATTGCGACCTTGTCCGCCACGTTCGGGGTGTCGTAGGAGTAGTTGTCCGTGATGCCCTTCATGTTGAGGGCCGAGCGGTACACCCTCATGGCGTAGACGTCCACGTCGCAGGAATCCGAACCGACGGTTATCATCTGCGGGGTGGACTGGATGAAGGTCGAAGCCGTGGTCAGCTGGAGCATCTGCTGGTAGACCCCGTCGATGAAGATCCACATCAGCGCCTCATAGGAGCCGTCTGCACACAGGACCTGCGACCCCTCGATGACCATGTCTATCCTCACCCTCTCGTCCTCCTTGAAGGCGCAGGTGATGCTTCCAGTCGAGCAGGCGAGTTCCATCGAGTTCGCGTAGATCCTGAAGCCGTGCCCGTCGTTCCAGCACGATGCCACGAGGCCGTCCTTCTTGGTGCAGTTGCGGGTAGCCAGCTCCATGGAGATGGTCATTCCCGTGCCGTCACCGAGGACATCCACCCCGTTGCCGAAGGCGGGGTTCGTGGCGAACGGGTAGAAGTTGACGGAAACGCTCTGACCCTTGCGGATGTGGAGGGCCGTGTTCCCGTCGGAGTCCTTGTTCCAGCCGGAGCCGGTGAAGCTCCAGT